TGCTCCTTCAAGCAATGAAGAATACCACGGCACAAATTTCAAAAACTCCAAACCACAACAAACACCATACAAAAGCGCATTACTATCTACACTTTCTGGTGGTTGTACAAAATAACCAAACTTGGCTATCATTTTCCCTGGTTTGGGTATGAAAACAGTCCCCTCTTCACTGGGAACTGGAATACTTGAGCAAAATTCAGTTTCAGCATAACTGTCACGATAATTGCTCTCGGTTTCAAAACCTAACTGGATCAAATCATCAAAGAAATTTACCTTTTGTCCAGCATGTCTCATAAGGTTATCATCTCCCATAACCATCATTCGGATAAATTGAGGGAAGTCAATCACTTCCACACCTGTCTGTAAATGAAACACAAACAAGTGTATTAATGCATTGAACAAGGAATTGAAGCACGAGGTGAATGGATCACCTGACTTTCTCGTCCCTTGACATTGATATTTCCAACCATTAGTTGTTACACCGTGAGTACGAGTATTGGCTAACATCAAATCTAGGACCGCACGTGGCGCTCCAAACTTTTTAGCTATCCAAACCTCCAACTTACACAGTTCCAAACTAAAACTGGCATCCCATGCACTAACATCATTTTCAAATATCCACCAATGTTGGTTCACATCCAAAAATTCACCCATCGTTTTATTAGTGGCCCCAGATGTGAAATACAAATAATTGTCTTTGTTCCACATTTTCTTCATATACCTTTGAAAGGCACTGAAGAATGGACCCACGATAGCGATAAACTCAGGGCGTGCACCTTGAATCAAACGAGGTGCTTTTTGTTTTACTCCTCCATCACTGGAATAATTAAGATTTTCAACCTTTACAAAAGACTTTCGGGTTGTATACGCATACAAGGCATCCTGTGATAAAGATGTATACACAGTAATACCTCGTTGCTGAAGGTCTATTGCAGCTTTAACAATAGCACGCTTAACAGATGGTGCTGCATTGCTATTTTTTATGTACTCCTCAATTGTGTCAGATTGTATCTTAGTTATTGGTAATATATCATTTAGATACAACTTAACAAATCTGACAAAGTGTTCCATCAATTGAGTTGGCACGTGACGTTGTTTCAAAACCCTCGCCCACAATGCCTGCTGCTCATTTTTCACATTCGAATTAAAATAGATTGGTTTAAAATTTTGAGTACTCTTGTACCCTTGATATTGTTCCTTTATTGGTTGTTCATAGTTTGTTTTCTTTTTAAATTTGTTACCCACAAATTCTAACTTAGCTCCAACACTAAAAGTTTCTGGTGGGGGTAAATCTGAGATGGTTGATTCATAGCTATTCAAGCTACTCCATATAGGCATCTATTTCGTCAATATCTTCAAACAATATTGCGTCATGTAAACTTACATGATCGCCAACAAAATATTTCACTATATCATCCCATCTCAAAAACCCATTAACTAACAAACACAAACTGAACAAACCCAATAACAACAACAACCAATCCTGCCAATCACTAAATCTTGGCTTAACCACATTCGGTTGGGCTAAAACTGCCACCTCCATTGCACCCTGTGATCGGTACAAAGCGGCGATTGGAGCATATTGCATGTTGTATTCAAGAAAGGCAGCGGATCCTGACACCTTTCTCATTAATTCTCTACAACGCAACACACTCAAACAGAAATTATCATATGTTCTGTCTCGGTATAACCAAAACATATTCAATTCTGCAGTAAGACCTGGAATCAATCCAACTTTTTTCCAAGTCATACCCGTAGCTTGATGTTGTGGTGTTCTACCATAGTACAGGTTTTGTCTAATGAACTCAACACCCTTAAATGGATGGCTAACACCAGACCTCACCTGTACCAAATTGGTCATCACTGGAACTTTAATAGCTTCCAGAAACAAAGGGAACAGAACTCGCTCTTTCTGCTCCCCCAAAACACTAAATTGGTTTTCAACATGAACGAACACCTGGTTCGTTGCTACATTTAAATTTCCTTGCATATCAGCATTGACATGCAACGGAACCAATGGAACTGGTATCCCCAGTTCCGCATTATGTAGAGGAATACGACAATTAGGACACGCTCGTTGGCCTGGCTGGGCACTCAACATTAGCGGTCGTAAACACGCAGCATGAAATTTGTGACCACACTGACAAATTGCTGCTGCTCCTCCAAACTCATTACCTAAACATATCGGACAATCCTGTGTCAGACCATCATGGTCTATGACAACACGAAATAAACTATTTCCAACAAATAAGTTTTGACGCTCAAAACCTTCAAAAGCTGCTTGCGCGAAGGGATTTATGATGGATATGGATTTTCACCGAAACACGGGCCATTCAATAATGCTCAACGCCCAAAGGGGCTGCTATTACGAACTAAGCTATGTATAGGAGATTGATGTGGGTTAAAGAATGGGGGCACTCGATCTTTTTGCCGTTAACGCCAAAGGCTTTAAACGGAGTCACGAGAAAACTGAACCCATAGAAACGCGCCCACCACAAACACTTTTCTACTAACTCACCCCTAAAATTACAAATTATGCATGCCAGTACACCTCAGAGTTATCAACCCAAAGAACCTTCCAAAAGGGTCGGTAAACTTGTAATATAGGGGAACAACGGGGAGGATACACTCATACAATTCTGCCACAAACAGACCTGTTACGAGTACAACCCCCCCACTCCAATTTTATAGTTTAAATTGAGAAACTAAAGTAGGGTGCTAGTCCCACTTACCATTGTTGTTAACACTCAACAACAACCTTCCAAGCAGCCACAAGGAAGGGCGATCCCATCAGGTGTTAAGAATAACCAATGATCAGAGTAAATTTTCTACTACATATACTAATTTAGCCACTGAATTATTCTCCACAACCATATTCAACCTTGGGATCTCTAAGTCTGTGATTTGACTCGCAAACACTCCGGTTACCAAGTGTTTGGAAAAATT